AACATGGGGTTTTGCTTTTAGGATTAATTTTTATCCAACTAAATCCCAACGTTTTATACTTAAAACCCCAAGAATTCATTACTTTCAAACCTTCCGGCAGATTCGGGAATGTGACCCAAAGAAATAATGCCGCATTTTCAGCAGTGATTTCCTGAATGGGTAAATTACAAATATCATTAACTTTCATAGTTGGATAGTGATCTTTTGCCCCACCATAACCTTTTTTTCTATCTCTATATGCCCATGGTGGATCAGCATATATAATATTATATTTCTTCATCATTTAAGATCCTCCTGTATTCGATTGGTTGACGAATTTTTTTCGCATCTTTGATTCCCATTTCCATTCCTTCTGTTATTCCGTAATCAATATATACCGCTCTTAGATCTGCTTTTCTCCCCCATTCTAAACCGGCTTTAATTCCTTGTTTTCTCTGTTTTGGATCATTGTCATCCAACACCAAAGGATAAAGTAAATGACTTAAAAACGGTGCTTCTCCGCGTTTTAGACTATCGGCCAAACACAATAGCGCATATTTAACATTTCTTACCACATCACCGGCAAAAGGTGATTCGATCACTACCTTAAGCATATTCCAAAATCCTCCAATCGTTTCAAAGTCAAATCAATATACCACTGCCGATCAAGATATTCTGGAATCGGTTTTCCATTTACATCTCCATTCATAATAAAACAGTTTTCCGGCGTGTTTGCAAATTTTTCTGGATTACCATCCGGTGTTTTAACTTTATAAATTGTTCCATCTGTTTTACGTTTTGAAGCAAAAACCCGGAAACATTTTTCGTTTTGAATTTCATTGTTATAAAGCGCATGAGAATACTTAGAACTAACTTTAACTATTTTCTGGAATTCCCGTAAGTCATTACAGTTATTAATAGTTTTAGTTGGATGAATATCTTTCAGCAAGTAATCAACTATAGCTTTATTTACAATTGGTAAATCATAATCTAGATTGTCTAGTTTTTTCACATAAGCTCCTTTAGACTTGTAATTTCCTTCAAAATCCACAATCACATAGTTATTAACATCTTTCTGGAATACTTTCCGATAAGATTCAAATTCCAATGTCATTCTGGTTCTTTGTTCCCATTCGTAACAAATATCATCAATCAGATCAAAATCTTCTTCCCGGTGAAGTTTAATCAATAAACCATCAGTGTTAGACTGAATTAACTGACAATGGTTTTCTAATTTTTCGATGAGATCCAGAAGTAATAATTGACCACCAACACAAACATTATTTGCTTGCCGGGGATCATAAAGATTGTTAAATTTGTCTTTCATTGTCCCATATGTAGCATTGAGAACGATTTTAAGCGGTTGATGTCGCTTATTACCTTCTTGTTTAAATTTCAATCGTTGATCCCGGATTTCCCGATATTTTGCTGGATTTTTTACATTCCGGCTAAGGAACCCATATTCAATCATTAGTGCCGGATAGTAACTTGCAACGTCAATACCGATAAAATAACCTTCCCCGTGGTATTTCTCTAGTGCTCCATGTAGTCCACCCCAAGCGAACACATGAGGAACCCCGGCAACCTCAATTTTAAGCCGTTTTTCATAATCCCGGTTGTCCGGGTTTTTGTACCAGTTCAAAACTTGAGTATATTTTTCAATCTTCAATGTGTCCGGGAATTGGATGTTAAATTCGTCATCCCAATCCCGTTTTCTGGCTTCAAGGATGATTGCTGCTAATTGAGCTTTCGTTTTTCCGATGTAATATAATGGGAGATTAAACATTTTAATTAGGCCAAGGTGGGATTCAAATTCTTCTTTTCGCTTAATAAAAACCTCGATAGTATTTATTACGTCATGACGACAATATTTAATTGTTTCTTGAAGTTCCTCTGCTGTTAGTTTTCGGTCAATATCAAAGGGAACACTGGTTTCTTTGATATTACTTCCCATAAAACCTTCAAGTTGTTTAAGACTATGTTGAGAAGTCATTACGTCATAATTATTAAGCGGGATATTATTTAACAAACGGGAAAATTCCCAACCTTGTCTGCCTTTCACAATGATCCATTCATTAATCCGCGCCGGATCGAATCCGCAAAGAATACCTTTTAAGATCCATTGGTCATACCGGCGGGAATTGTAACCGATCCAAATATCGTTTTTGTGTTGATCATAAAATTTTTTGAGTTGATCGGGATTATTAATGATTACATGTTCTTGTTTATTAATCATGTCAATAGCTACCATTAACCAATCATATTTAAAAACTTCAAAGTCATAAAAGATCACTTTCAAAACTCCCCCTTTTATTCTTCAAATAAAACACTTGACACGAATTTATAGCCGCAATTTTTACAAGTTTTTATTTCGCTAAAATTTTTATTAGTTTTAAAAAATTGCCCGCAATATGGGCATTGATAAGTATAAGTATATTCATTTTTTTTCATAATTTCCAACCTCCTTGACTGGTTTATTATATTTAAATTTTTTGTTACATAGTGGGCAAAATGCTTTAAATTTTATTATTCCAGAACTTGGTACTGAAACGTTTTGTATTCTATATTTTCTTTGTCCACATTTGGGACAAACGATATTTCCAAATTCATCAGTTTTCATATGTATCACCTTCTTTTAGTTAGAGATGGGGAGAATTACCTCCCCATCTCTTTATTCTAGTTCATAAATTTCTACGATTTCAAAAGTATCGAATCCTTTGTTGTTTTGATCGTATTTCAACGCGTATTCAAATTTTCCATCAATTGCTTCGTGGATATCCATAAGCAATTGCCCATATTGCGAATAATTTTTAAACTCAATTTCAATTCCGCTTCCTAACGATCTTAAAAATTCGTTCACAATATGGATCTGGAATCCTTGATTAACCACTTGGTTCATGAAAATCCTGCTTCCTTTATATTCTCCATCGATAACTTTAAACCAAATTGTGACCATTGGGTTATTAGTTTCCTTAGTTGCTACCAGTTCTAGTTTCTCAATCTTTACTTCATATTGACCGTGAGGGACTTTCTTAAATGTTGGCCCGTTTTCTGCTGCTTCTTTGATGTCCGCTTGCAAAGCTTCAACATTAATTTCCCTATCAAACTTTTCCCAAATATTTGTCATTTTACATACCACCCTTTCAAATTTGGTTATGGATAATTTTGATAATCTCACAGATTCTTTTATGCCAAGGTCTTAACGCATTGAGTTTGTTTCTTCCCTCCTCTCGGTTAAATTCATCAATCATAGTCCGGCAAATTTCTTCAATGTCTCGAAACGCCCGTGCATTGGATTCAAGTGACATTTCGTAACATCTAAGATCGCTGTTTGTTCCTTCTTCCGCTTCCTCAATCCGAGTTTTATAATTTTTAACAAGTAATTGGAAGTATTTTGCCGCTTCGTAACCCAACTTTCGATCAATTAATTCTTGAAAATCTTTTTCTTGAAGGATGATCTTTGATGAACCATCCTTTAACCTAATGACATTCATTCATGATTCCACCCTTTTCTTTCGTGTTCTAACTTGAGGTTTTACATCTTCTTCATTTTTAATTGAAGAATTACTTTTTTCAGGTTGTTTCTTTTTTTCTCCTCGTGTTTTTACATTTTCTTGAGCATCTTTCAACGCTTCTAAAAACGCGTCTTTATTTAAGGGGATCTTGTCCACCTTGAAGCTGAATCGGCCACCACCAAACACAGCTTCTTTTTTCTCTGATTGCAGGAATCTTTGTTCCCCATCCATGTATGCCCGAATCGTCAAATCAACCGTCCCGGCAAGAACATTAGCCACTTTATCATTAATATTCGGTCGGAAAGTTGTAATCTTGGAACCACTTTTAAGAGTAATTTCTTGAGTGATCTCCTTTGAGATATAAATAATCTGATACCCAATATTTTTTAATCGCTTGATTGTAGTCAAAAATTCGGTTCTTACCATATCCCAACCTTTTCCGTAACCAGCATCCTGTTCATGTTCAATTCCTAGTTTATTATAGATATACAACCGGCAATGTTCATAAAGATCTTCTACTAAATCAATAGCGATCCGTTTGAAATTATTCTGGCGTTTTTCAAGTTCCGCAACTACATCCAGGAACACGTCCCAAGCCAATTTCCGTTTGGTCATCCGTCCCTCAAGGGTGACCTGATCCGCGATCCTGATCACTGGGGAGGTGGTATTATCAGTATTCCCATCTGTGTTAATAAAAAGGAGATCATCGAACTGGTCAACAAAAGTTGATTTTCCAACGTAGGAATCCCCATATACCCACATATCCGGGTTTACGTCAATTGTTTTTTCCCGCCGTTTATTTTCTGGCAATAACATATAATCCACTCCTTTTTCACAATAATCTTGGTATTCACACCAGTTACATAAGTAACTTGGTTCTTTGGGAAACTCTTTTGTTTCCAACACTTTTTTAATTCCCTGGTAAAATTCAATAACTTTTTCAATGTCAAATTGCACCTGAACCACTTTAATTTCTGAAGCTTCTAATTCTTTTATTATCCGCTTCCTGAAAGTTATAATATTTTCAGTTGATTTCTGTTTGATGTTCACTTTGGGAATGAACACAAAGTTCAGGTTACGAATTTTTTTCTTGAACTGCTTTTCATAGAAGTATTTGTATAAATGAAGCTGCCCTGAATCCATATAACCTTTGGTATTGTTGGAATATTTGAAGTCATAAATATCATAGCTGCCATCATCATTCCTGGATATTAAATCAATAAAACCAACGAAGTCAGAATTCATTATTTGAAGCTCATATTCACCTTCAGGAAGGATTTCTTGCACTTTAGGAATTAAATATTCCAACTTAATGGCTTCATTTATATGTTCATCAGTTATAATTGGAAAGTTGTCATAATAAGCTTTAATTCCTTCTTCAATGCCTTTTTCGATTCCAATGTGCATTGTTGTTCCAATTATTAAGGAATTGTTTGCATCAGTTGATGGCAAAGTTTCTATTTTGTCAATATAACGCATTTTGTATTTGAATTTGCAGCTTTCAAAACATTCAATTTTGGAATATGAGAATTGCAATTTATCACCCCCTTTACTATTTTTTTAAACTGGTCGAATCCTTCCGGGTAAAGCAATATCCCAAAACCATTTGCTTGATTAGTTAATCTAAGGTTGTATTTTTGTAAGTCTGAAGGTTGGCCGGTAGATGATTTTAATTCAATTTCAAAATAGATTCCGTTTATGCAAGCTATTATGTCTGGAATACCGGCTTTTTGATATTTCCCACCTCCCCAAATTTTAATAAACTTGGTGTTTGGTTGCTGTCGTAGGTAAGATTTTACTTTGTTAGTAAACTGTTTTTCCGTCATTGTTTTACTGTAATTTTTACATAAGCGGATTTTTTAGATGTTCGCGAACATTCTTCAGCAATTTCCGGATATTTTTTCTTTAATTTACTTGTATCAATGGTGGTCATAGTAGTTTCTGCAACATAAGTAATAGTTAAATAATCATTTTCAAATTTTTTAACTCCATAGAATTCCATAGCTTCTTTGAGTTTTTCTTTGAGTTGTTTTTCTTGTTCTTCCAGTTGTTTTTTTGTTAACATAAGATCAGATATTTTTTGAATAATTGCCGATTGTCCATTTTTGAACGTTTCTAAAGCAATTTCTTCAGATACTTCTTCCATAATGGAATCATCACACTCGGATGGGTTCAGCCCACAAACTTCTTTACACATATTTTTAAATTCGCACTCCACGCAACAACCATCAAATTTTTCTAATGGACAGGAGTTTTTACATTTAATCATCTGTTTCACCCCCTTTCAAAACTTCCCTTAATTCCTTTACGAAATTTGGAATCCCAAATAACACTAGTGGAATAAAGGGAAGGAATATCTCTCCACCAATTGCAAAATATTCACGTTTCAAATTCACATAAGGAATCATCCCATAACAAAAACCAATTATGAACCATTTAACAGGTTTCATCGTATTTTTTAAAGAGTTCATCTGTGTAATCCCTCCTTAATTCCAAATTCGCCAGAATATCTTCTTCCACGCTACCCGAACATAATAAATAATAATAAAAACATCTTTGGTTTTGTCCAATTCGATGAACTCGCTTTTTCGATTGTTCAAACAGTTCTGATGATTGTGGAAGGGTAAAGTAAATTACTTTATTTGCTTTTTGTAGATTTAAACCCATAGCTCCAGCCTGATATTGAACAAAGGTTATTGAATTTTCATGTTCTTCATAAGCCGTTAAGTCTTTGATTGAACCATTAATTATTGACATTGGCTTATCTTCAACCAACTTCATCAAGACATCTAGTTCATCATTAAAGTTATAAAATACAATTATTCTATCGTCTGTTGAATTAATTAAATCCTTAAAAGCTTCCAGCTTATTTTTGTTATACTGACCACAAAGCATTCTGGCGTATAATCGTTTAGTAAGTGGAGTATCACCAACCAGTTCTTTACCATCAATAGTGATGATTCGTGACTTCATAAACTTCCGGTACTCTTTAGTTGTTGGAACCATAACTTTAGTGAATATTTGTTCTGGTAGATCGAAAACATCTTCTGACTTTAAAAATATTGCTCCATGCTGTCTCAACTTAGCCTTTAACCGGTCAACATTTTTGTACCCTAAAATCTTCTTTCGGAAGAACCCATCATCTTCCACCCACTTCCAATTTACATAATGGTTCCAGAACAATTTTTCGCTGATGTTCCAACCTAGAAGATGGATCTGGGTAAGGAGTTTTTCGTATTTTCCGGATGTTGGTGTCCCGGAAAGAAGTATTAAATTTTCATGGTTTAACTGGATAATGAATTTAGCTCGTTTTGTTTTTTCGTTCTGAATCAGTGATGATTCATCTAGCATTAAGGTTCCGATGTGTAGGTTGGTTAATTGCTTACGCCGGAAAGTCAATTCATAATTGATGATGCCGATCCCAGATGTAAATTGTTCAAGTGCAGATTTTTTTGTTAAATCGTGAACCGGGATAGCGTAATAAGTTTTAAAATGATTAACCCAATCCTCAACTTTTGATTTTTGGCATATTATCAAATTTGTTTTTGCGTTTAACCGAATTAATTTTTCCGCTCCAACGAATGTTTTTCCTAGTCCCATATCAAGATAATATGCTACTCGGTTAAAATCTTTTGTTTCATCAAGAATTTGTTTTTGAAAAGGGTAAAATTTAAGTTCTCCCATACTGATCACCAACTTCAAAATCAACGATGTTCATTGGAAAGTTCAATTTCTTGAATTAAGGGAGTAAAAAAATACATAGGTATTTCTTCTTTCGGAATGTGTAAAAGTTCAATTGCCTTTTCAATCTCTTTTTGAGTGAATTCAACCTT